GTTGTACAGTAGAGGTAAGAGGGAACGCTACTAAGGTAATTACTAAGGGTGAATCCTGTAAGTATAAGTGGCACAGCCCTTCTGGATTACCTAAGCCCCCTAAGAAGCAGCCCATCTGGTACGATAGCGTAGCTGAGTTGCCGACGGAGGCTAAGGGTACTATCTACTGCTACACTAAATGGGTTAATGGATGTGATGAACCCTTCTACGCTAAGATACATGCTGAGGGTAAGCGACATCGTAAGACTGGCTACGGTCACTACTACGGCGTAGAGCCGTGGATGCTCTTACATGAAATTCAAAAGCAACGTAGTGATTACGAGAAGGCTACTACGGAGTGGCAAGCTAATCATGTAAAGACTGTAAAGGTAACTGTTAAGCCTAGTGACTTACCATCTCAGCAGAAGCAACCTAACCTAGACACTAAACCGGAGAACGTAATCTGGGAGGGTATTGTTACTGTAAAGGGTGTACCAACTCAGCTTACCTTTACAGCTAGGGACTTAAAGGATTTCTCCATCCGTAGAACTGTAAACCGTACAGCTAACAGGGATTGGGACTTATACCAACGGCAAACTCAGGGCGTAGATATCTTAGATGATATCGCTACTAACGCAGTGGTTAAGTTCCTAAGCAGGGTAAACGACGGGGCTACAATCCGTAACCCTTACACCTACCTCAGTAGTTGTATCGACACAGCTATTACAGACTACCGTACTGAGCGTAGAAAGCAGCGTCTTACAGTAGTTCCCCTAGACGTACTAGACTGGATAGAGTCTAACGTAGATGAGGAACCTGAGATGTACAGCGCAGCAGTAGACATTGACTACCATGAAGCGATTAAGACTAGACCTAAGACAGCGGTTGAGGTTCATACCTTAATAGAGTTGTTCAAGTCTAAGGGTTTACACCTACCTCCTAGTCACTTACGAGCAGTAGCTAATGCACTTAGTGGTAAGAACAACGGCTTACATGGTAATGCCACCACTAAACGCTACATCCGTAGTGTCCTTAAGAAGCTTAAGGATTCCGAAGATGATACGCTTAGTGCCATCTACTTAAAGCTAACGGGTAACGAGTTACCTAGACCACAGCTTAAGGTAGTGGATACCCTGAAGGCTACACTAGATGTAGACTTAGAGCCGGAGATGCCAGTTACTAGGTGGGTAACGGTAGATGGTAAGAGAGTATATAACTAAGACATACTAGAGAATGACAGAGACTAGACCCCTACGGGGTCTATCCACCCGCTTTGTCATCTTTAGTGCAGCCAGAGAGGATATACAGTAATGGCTAAAGTAAACGTAGACGATACTAATACCCTAGAGTTTTACACTCTTAAAGGGGAATTAGTACAGTTAGTAGACAATCAATTACTAACAGTAAATGGAGATATTCTACCCTATGTAAGTCCAAATGAGGCTTACGATGAGTATCATTACTTGTTAGATAATGAACGAGATGAATACTTAAAGGTAAAGAAATAGTGAGGGACTAGACCCCTTCGGGGTCTATCCAAACCCATCGTCAATATTGGTGAGTCGGTTTGGTATATACATGGTATCAATAATGTAAGGAGTTAAACATGCCATTTGTTGAGTACGGTAAAGAAGGAACTAAGCGATGGGTTAATACCTATCAACAGGGTGACGTAGTACACGCTACCCATAACATAAAGGATACCGATAAGGTATGCCATGAGACACAGTTAGTTACTAAGCTAGGATTTGTAGGGCAAGGTAACGCAGTGTATCAGAAGATACAATACTTCTACTGTGTTATATGTGGTAGTAGTATAGAAGATAAGGAGTATATAGATGGATAGTCAACTAGTTAATAGAAGAGGGATACCGTTTGATTATGATGACGCTGAGCGTGACTACTATGAGGAAACTATAGAGGAACTTGCTATGCAGGTTAAACATCATCTGTTATATAAAGACCAGACTAATGACTGGCGTACCTTTAAGAACTCATTGATGAGTGTAGTAAAGCACAATATATTTGCTAAGGATATGGATGGTAGTATCCATATAACCCCGGCAGGTCATCATCGTGTAGGTGGCGGCATGGTATCTACATCATTAGTAGTAAGGTGGAGTGACCACTGGCAATCTACTCTAGCAGGTGATGATAATGAGAAGGTAGAGTATGCAGTAATAAATGATACTCGTGATTACTTTCTTAAGAATATAAATAACTTCAGCAATGCAGATGAGATGGCTGAGTTAATTAGATTGATGGGCTAGGCACCACCCCTACGGGGTGTCCAGTCGGTCGGTCAGTTTTGGTGAGGGTTCGGCAGAATACTCAAAGATAAAATAATAGTCAAAAGAAAGGTAATGAAATGGCTAAAAGTTTTGTGGAAGTACCGGAAGATGCGGTACGCATTAGTGTTGGCGAAAACACTACACTGGTTGCATGGCAATCAGAATACAACGGTGTTAAGCAGATTAGCTTCGGCAAGTCTACTCAATACAAAGATGGTGGTGATGTCTACACTAAGATGGCACCTCCTATTACAGCTACAACGTGGGCTAAGCTAGCTGTCTTAGCTGCCGAGCAATTCGGTGGGGCTGATGATGGTGAAGCTATTGAAGCTCCCCGTCGAGGCGCTCGTTAAATGAAATCTAAATAAAGTCTAGTCAGTGGGAGCTTGCTGCCGTATAGTTCCCCCTTACTAGAGAGATACTTAGCATGTAAAATAATTAGAAACTATTTACAAAGCTGTGTTAAGTGTCTCTCTAGTAAGGTATGTGACCCCTCTCGATCATACCTTACGACCATGTTGGTACTGGGTCAGCAGATAATTTAACAAGGGTATATTCATCCCCTACTCCTTTCTTATCTGTTGGCCTAGTATTACCTATTACATACAAGTGGATTCAGTAGTTACTTACCGATTGAGTAACTCTATCTAGCATAGGCTGGGCTGCCGATGGACACCCCATTGGTTTAAGGACTGGTATAAACAGCACATCCTGTAAGAACCTATTAGATAGAGGTATGAGGTATGACTAACGGCGAACTCCTTGCCATTGTATTGGTGTAGTGCACACTAAGGGCACTGATGCTGCTACTGGATCCACTTGTATCTAACAGGTAGATACTAGAGAGGAGATTGTATGTCAAAGACATCATGGAATACATCACTAAATATAATTGTAGATGTAGTCAATGACAGACTAAGTGAGGCACGAGAGAATCCTTTTGGATTAGAGTTAGGGTACTCACTAGATGAAATTGAAGAGGCTTTAGAGGTAGTACAAAGGATGGAGATTAAACTATGCCAAGATTAAAGATGGAAGTACATAGTGACATGACCCTGATTGAATTGATACAAGCTGTAGAAGATGGCTTGACGGATTCAGGGGAACATGTAGAGGCTGAGAATATCCGTAACATAGAGGGTATGGCTATACATATATGGCAAGACCTACGACAAGATGAGCATTGGAATGGCAATGACTTCGCGTTTAGTAGTAGAGAAAGGGTGGACTAATGACAATAGCAACTAAGATAACGCAACATACGTTAGATAATATACCTGACATGATACTCATGAGGGGTAATGAAGATGTACCTGCTGATGCAATAAGGGCATTCATTGAATACTTTCAAGAAGGTTTTCCAGACGCAGATGTATATGCAGGTACATACTATGATGAGGGTATGTTTGCTCAAGCTATGTATGAAACTGATAGTACTGTGATGGACTTAGACCCTATTATATATTCAGCAATCAACTTCAAAGATGTGGCATATGACTTATTGATTGACGACTTTGTACAGGTATCATACCACGACCAGACATATTACTTTAGGAGTACATGGTAATGGCACTACTATATAAAAGAACAGAGGGTCGAGTGTACTTCCCACATAAGGAAGGCCGTGACCCTGATGCTTACTCAGACTACCAGTTTTTATGTGAAGGTTGCTTTAACTGGGCTAGTGGTACTAAGAATTTAATAATTGATCCGGATTACTTTATACATGTAGAACATAGTACCACACTAGAGTCTACGTTCTGTGATGTATGTACTATATGCGGACAGTATGTAAAGATAGCAAGCAACATTGAACTCTGTGCTTATGAGCATGGATGTGATAGGTGCTACTTAGAACAACAAGATGACTTAGTAAGAAGTAAAGTAATGGATATTAAATACCAGTTACAACTACTGGAAAATATTTATGTTGAACCAGGTCAAACCTTTTGGGCTATCAGAGATATGCTTAATTGGGTAGATGAAATACAGAAAGAACAGGAGATAGATATATATGTCTAACATAACATTAACTGCGGGAACAATAGAAGATATTACACGGGCACTAGGCAGACACCTAGCACCAGCCATTGAGGATCACGGTAGTATCTGTGAGATAGACTATGAGATAAGCGTCAGCGGTGAAGGAGATGGCTATAACAATACAGATTGTTCCATAAACATACGTGTTGATGAGGAAAGATTGATGGCAATCATAAAAGAAATACTAGAAGAAGACTTAGGAGAGAACAGCGATGCCTAACTGGTGCACGAATGAAGTAAGTATATACGGCCATAAGAATGAAGAACAGTTAAAGCAATTTGTAGATGAGTGCATTACAGGTGGGGTAATAGACTTTGAAAAAGTTATGCCCTACCCTGATAGTGCACCATCAAGAGATGATTTGAAACCTAATGCTACTCTAACAGAACAACTAGATCATCCATATCAGAAATGGTACAACGACATTGGGTATGACTGGTGTATAAAAAACTGGGGAACTAAGTGGACTGCTTCATCCAGTGAGGATTTGTATATAGCTGACGATGAAGTACAGCTTACTTTTGATACAGCATGGGGACCACCTTCAGGTATCTATCAGGAGTTAGTAAATAAGTATCCCGACTTACACTTCTCATGGTTTTATAAAGAAGAAGGTATGCAAGTAGCAGGATGGTTACCAGAATGAATCAAGAACAACCAATGTATGTAGAGTTTGTATCAGGTGAGCACCAAGCTCTTATAAAATTACCTGAGAATATTATCAGTGATGCTATCACTAAGTATATTACAAAGACAGTAGATGATGATGAGCTACTAACAAATGGTCAGTGGCGTTTACTAGGTCCTAAAGAATCAGAAGCTTATGACTCTTACTTAGACCAAGGATTAAATTGGTATGACAATGATGCAGTTGATGAGCATAATCATGAGCAAGCACAGGAGGATTGATGGGTTACTACAAGAATCAAGCAATACTACAGGAGGATATAGAAGTGAGTTGGGTACATAGAGAAAAACACCTTGACAATAGAGAGCTAGCACTGGCTGTACTACAGCATATACGAACTGATGTTCTACTATCTCTTGAGAAGTATGAACGTGCTAACAATTTAGAAAAAGATGAGGTAGCAGGTACAGTTAATGAGCTGTGTAACTATTGGATACGTGTATATGATAGAAATACCAGGTCAAATCTAAGTAAGATGTGGGATAAGATATGCAATCTTTTCTAAATGATATGTATTACGGCTTGTTTGCAATTATGTTATACATAGTGATAAAAGGATTGTTAGATGGTAAGAAGTAAATTGTTTAACGAGAGCTGTGTAGATATCATATCTGATTTACACCATGTTGATTTGGTAGTGACATCACCCCCTTACAATATGAATCTTCGTATTATGAATGGTAAGTATCGTAGCCGACAGATTACTAATGAGTTTAGTAATAAGTATGAGGGCTTCACAGATAACATGCCGATTGATGAGTACACAGATTTCCATAGCTCAGTGCTTGAAGGTCTGCTTAATATCTCTGACCTAATCTTTTATAACATTAGCATTGTTACTGGCAGTAAACGTGCATGGTTTAATATAATTGGAAACTTCTCCCACAATCTTAAAGAAATTATTGTATGGGATAAGGGGTATGGACAGCCAGCTATGCAACAACAAGTATTGAATCGCCGGTCTGAACTTATACTGGTGTTCGAGAGAGACTACCCTATTAGCAGACAGTTCAGGCTTAAGGGTACGTTTGATAGAGGTACGTTAGATGATGTATGGGATGTCGGTCGGCCACTACCACATGAGAAGGTAGACAAACACGCTGCACAAATGCCTGAAGCTTTAGTAGAAAAAATCCTATTGAACTTTAGCAATGAAGGTGATAGCATTTATGATCCATTCATGGGTACAGGCACTACTGGTGCTGTTGCTAAGAGATTAAATAGACACTTTATAGGTAGTGAGGTAGTCAAGGACTACTATGATGCTGCCGTACAACGAATAGGAGTTGGATGTTAAGGATGCCACTAGGTGAAGGTAAAGGTAATAGACATATGCGAGTATCAGAAATACTAACAGACAGTATGCTACAGGTTATGGATGAGACTGCACTTAAGTTCTTTGGTAGAACCCCTAGAGATGCAGTAGAAAAAGGTGAGTGTGTTGGTTGTAGTAAAAAAGTAGACCTAACTATGCACCCACACCGCTTGTATCGCTACCGTATCTGTGGTATGTGTAATGAGTGTCAGCATGATTGGATGCCTGACCTCTTTAATGATGAGGTTGGTACAGTAATAGCACCAGAAGATAGAAGTAAGAAACAAATAAAAGACATGCGGTTTCTTAAGTCACGAAGTACATTACTAAAGCATTGGCATGTAATGGAGAATACTAGTATAAAGGTATTACAAAAACGTAGTAAGTTAAATGCTTCCACTATCATGACACAAATAAAATACATGATGAACCACAAAGAAGTTAACGAGATACTTGTAAATGGTAAGCAAACATTTACATTAATGAAAGAGGTTGAAGATGAGCTGTCAGAAGTGTAATGGTACATCCTTTAGAGAAGATAATCCAGGTGAACTACAGTGTAATACATGTGGCCTACTAACATTTAGTAAAGAACAAATGCGTAAGGTGTTGACAGCCTTTGCCGGAGATGTTATGATGAGGGCTTCCCAGAAACAACGGGAGAATTTCCCTGAGATTGGAGTTGCAAATGACAGTAGTCTACGATAGTGAGTGCTGGTTCTGTGAAGAAGGTATAGAAAAGGGTGAAGAGTCATGGTGTACAGCTGATGGCTATGACGCTCATAAATTTTGTTGGGAATCAGCAGCAGAAAGTTCAGATGTATGGACAGCGAGACAGATATATGGTTAAAAGATTTTACAGTTACATACCCTTTGAGGAGGTAGAGGTCATAGATGATTTTACTATTCGACCTACCGAGTTTAATAAACAAGATGAGTCCGATGTTGGACACCAAGCTGATCAACCTGATAGCACTGAGACTGTGTTACAAGTTGAAAATGATGCATTATCCTGATACAATAGTAGTATTCAATACTGAAGACAATCGTGGTACATTCTTTCAAGGATGCCACTACACTACTAATGTATTGAACAGTATCAAACGTGCAGGGTTAGCTCCCGAAGGTACTGTAGTATTCTCAGCTGATCCTGAAGTGCTGGCTTTGAGTTACTATGGTGCCACAAGTTATCGACCCTCTGACCACTGGTTAAATCCAGAGGAGGTACGACCTAATAGAGTTAAGCTTGACTTAGGGTATGACCCTAGAGACATTTCATTCTTTGCCAATCAAGGTATCAGTGAGCCTAGTAAGGCAGCTAAGATGAAGGCCGGACAGACAAGAAAGAAGCGATGGGATTGGGCGGAGAATCCTAAGACAGGAGACATTACATTGAAGTCTATCGCTGACAATATCCACGTAAAGGTAGGGCGTGAGTCATTCTCTAACTATGAGGTGATACAAGACTTACCCAAGTTCCTTGCTATGCTAGATAAAGTAGACATAGTAGGGTGGGATACAGAAACTAACGGGCTAAACTGGCAGACTAATAAGATTGTTGGTGAGTCATTCAGTTTCGATGGGAAGCATGGGTACTACCTACCAGTAGCGCACAATGTTTCAGGGGAATATTCTAACGTAAGCTGGGATGCTGTGAAAGAACAGCTACATCCTATGTTAGCAAAGAAAACTTTAGTTGGTGCAAATCTGGCATTCGATGTACTTATGGCCGCTGACCATGGGCTAGGGTTCCCCACTAATCTGTTAGACGTACAAGGCTTTGCGTATATGTTAGGAATGCATGTACCTCAACCGAATAAGCTTGGACTCAAGGCGTTATCAGCTGATGTGCTTGGTGATGTCATGGAAGAGTTCAGTGCTGTTACAAAGGGGGATACTTTTGACAACATTGATATTGCTCGTGGTGCTCCTTACGCTGCTGATGATGCCGTCAAGTCGTTCAGACTAGGGCAGGTACTAGGCAAGAGACTTACTGAGGAACAACATACCCGGTACATGGAAGTAGAGATGCCCTTCTTAGTGTCCTGCATTCGTATGTCTTACAATGGTATGTATCTTAACATGGAAAAGTTAGCACCATTACTATATGAGTTAGAAGGTCGTGCCGAATTACTGAATAGTAGGATACAAATGTTTAATGGGGAACCATTGAACGTCAACAGCCCTGCTCAGCTAGGTAAGCTACTGTTTAAAAGACTTGGGCTACCTACTACAGCACGTACTAAGACAGGGTACTCGACATCTAAGGCTGAGCTTGAGAAGATTGAGAATACACATGAGGTAGTAGGGCACATCATGGAGTATAAAGAGCTAGCAAAGTTAATCAGTACCTACCTTAAGGCATACCCTGAGTACATTGGTACTGACAACAGGATACATACGCGACTCAATCCATTCAGAGTAATAACAGGGAGGCTTGCATCAACGCAACCTAACCTAATGAACATACCGATAAGGACAGACAATGGAAAAGCCATACGTAAACTTTTTGAAGCTCAAGACGAAAAAGTACTCATGTCAGCTGATGCGGCACAACTTGAATATAGGATTCTCGCACATTACTCTGGAAACAGGGCACTCATTGACGCTTTCTCTGACTCTTCAAGAGATATCCACAGAGAAATGGCGGCGATTATCTTTGAAATACCTACTAGTGAAATTAGTGGAGACCAAAGAAGTGCAGCTAAAAATATTGTATACGCCGTTATCTACGGGGCCTCCCCAATAAAGATAGCAGCCATGTTAAATAAACCAGTGGACTATGCAGCCCACGTTCTTAGCAAGATTGCAGCTAACATACCAGAGATTGAAAGGTTACGTACAGAAGTTATCGAGGCTGCCCGTAAGCTAGGGTATGTTGAATCACTTGGAGGACATCGCTCTTACATACATGGTATCAAATCATATAACTCTGCTGAACGAGCAGGTGCTGAACGGTCTGCGTTTGATGCACTGTTTCAAGGCACAGCAAGTGGAGACATTACAAAGATAGCAACCAATACAATACAAGAATTACTTGACAAAATATATCCGGATAAGTTTAATCCAGGTATAAAATTGGTGCAACAAATACATGATGAAGTCTTATTGGAAGGAGATGAATCTGAACTGAAAGCAATATCAGCTGATATCGTAGGAGCTTTTGAAGAAGCAATGAAGCTACGTGTACCTCTGGTAGCAGAGTATAAGATAGGAAAAAGTTGGGGCGACATTCACTAGAAAGGAAATAGTATGGCTCACTTAGTAGAAGAAGGTTCTGCGGTATACGCAGAAAAACCAGCATGGCATGGAGTAGGGGTGACAGTTCCTAAGAGCTTCACCACAGAACAAGCACTAGAGTTAGGTAACTTTGATTATAAAGTATCCAAGTCTCCACTTCATATTAAAGATGGATGGCGTGAGGTAAGAGTACCTAATCATGTGGCAGTTGTACGAGAAGATACAAAACAGATTCTCGGTATTACATCTGACAAGTATGAACCATTTCAAAACATAGAAGCAATACAGTGGGCAGATAATCTACTGCAAGATGGTGTTGCACATTGGGAATCAATGATGGTTCTTGATGGTGGTAAGAAGTTTGCAGGGCTTATGAAGCTTGAAGAAGATATGAGGGTTGGTGATGAAGATTACTGGCAGTACTTCCTTATCTCTACAGGACATGATGGCAAGTACGCTATCCACCTGCTTCCAACAAATGTTCGCGTAGTATGTTATAATACACTTACCGCTGCAACACAAGGCACATCTTGGAACAAGAGTAACGCCACATTTAAGGTACGGCATAACACTAACATGCGTACCAACCTTGAGATTGCACGAGAATCAGTACTGATTACTACTGCAGCAAACAGACGTATGAAGGATTGGTTAGAGAAAGCTCTAGTCACTCACCTCCCTGAATCAAGAGAGAAAGATATTCTTGACCACTTGTTTGGTGACCCACAAAAGGAAGACATGACTAATTGGCAGAAGAATCAACGTAATAACTTTGTTACTACATTCCTTGATGAGGAGTATGATCGTAACGGAGAGACTTCGTACTCGTTCTTACAAGCTGCTTCAGGCTATGCTGACCATGGTATCCCATTCAATAAGCGTGAGGCTGCCTCTGTTAGAAGTCAGGATGAACGTAGGTTTGCATCATCACTAGTAGGTGGTCGTGGAGATTTACTAAAGAGAAAAACATTTGCAGCGTTAAACGCATTAGGAGTTGGTAGTTGAGTATACTAGAAGAAATTGAAGAGATAGCTGATAAAGAATTTAAATCATGGACTCATAAAGAGATGATGAATGGCATGATACGATTAATAACTATTGAGTTATTTCTTAGAATGCAAGAAAATAGTAATGGAGAGATTGAACATGTCTGGTTGACTAGTTCTAATCATCCATTACTATTAAATGTGTTTAGTCAAACAGAATATCTTCCAATGTCTAGTACTTTGTTAAATGGATTAACAGAACAATTTTCTAAAATTCTTGATATAAGTGTAGCAGATATGCATACATTAATTCACTCATTAGTAACACCTGAAGAATTGGAGGAGGAACAATAAATATTTGTAGCATCAAGCCCACAAGAATACGGGTTAGATGAGGATCAATGGTATCCTAATCAGCAAGAACTAGCTCAAAAGATATTGGACTGGTATGATACTGACAAACGATTCCTTATTCTTGTCGCACCTACAGGTACTGGTAAGTCTCTACTATCAGTTGTAACACAACGAGCGTTGCAAAAACGTACTCATGTTGTAGTATCTACACTTAGGTTACAAGATCAATTACAATCTTCGTTTGCCTTTGCACCTGTACTAAAAGGTAGAGACAATTACGAATGTCTTATAGCAGATGTAACAGTGACACAGGCTCCATGTCAAGTGGGGTTTCAGTGTGCTGTTAAATCTTCTTGTGATTACTTCGTAGATAGGGAGAGTGCATACGTTTCTGACTTTGCAATCTTTAACTACCCTTTGTATATGTATACCTCTGAGTTCTCCACAACCTTTAAGAGACCAGATATATTGTTTTGTGATGAGTCACACCTAGCTCACCTTGAGTTAGAGAAGCATGTATCTGCTGAGATATCTGACCGGGATATAGGATCTATGTCATGGCGTAGACCTCGTGACCTTACCGTAGAAGGTATGGCTGACTGGGCTGCAGATAATATGGTTGAGGTAGAAGAAGAACTACAACGTGCTAGGTTGTGGGTATACGGTATCACAGGTGGAAATGCCGGTGATAGAATCAAGGGGAACACTAGGGATTATAAACGTGCTATGTCTAGGTACAGTAAGTATCAAAAGCTGGCTCGTAACCTTACCCTTATGCAAAGGGCTGGACTAGATACTGAACAAGGTAAGCCTTGGGTGTTTGACAAGATAGGTTCCGTATATAAAGTACGGCCTGTATTTGTAGCAGACTATACAAAGTATCTCTTCGGAGATGTAGACAAGGTAGTCTTAATGACTGCCACCATGAATCGTGATGATGTCGAGAGACTTGGCATCACCGATTATGATATAATAGAAGTTGACAGTGTGTACGAACCTAAACGTAGACCTGTTTACTACAGACCAGTAGGCCGTATGTCTGCTGCATCTGAGCCTAGCCTTATGCCATCTATGGTAGATGAAATTGATACTATCATAGGGGCACATATGTCTAGGCAACACAAAGGTATTATTCACACTGTGAGTTATAAGCGAGCTGAGATTATTAAGAACACTTCTAAATATAAACGGCTTATGATGACACATGGTGCGAGTGATAAGAATGAGGTCATAAGGAAATTCAAAGAGTCAGAGGAGGCTAGTATACTTATCTCTCCATCTATTTTGGAGGGAGAAGATTTTCCACATGATCAATGTCGTTACGTCATTATGCCCAAGGTACCTTACCTATCTCTTGGGGATAAAGTAGTACGTGAACGGCTCTCTGAAGACCCTAACTGGTATACATGGAAAGCAGTTTCCGATATCATTCAAGGCTCAGGAAGAGGTATGCGGAATGAAAAAGACTTTTGCTCTATCTATATACTCGACGCAATGTTTGAGGAGATAGCTAGAAAACATAGTGATGACATTCCACAATGGTTCAAAGCAGCCATCAAGTACCTAGAAATAGAATAGTATAAAAAGGAAAAAATATATAATGGCAGAAGAAACAATTGAGGTATTGGAGTTGGGTGAAGATCTTCTTGACGCAAACAATGTCTCAGACCGAACGGTTATGTTAGCTGAAATTGCAGGGGAACCTGTGTTTCAGAAACGAACGATTACCTACAACGACAAGGAAACTGGCGAAGAGCGTTCATTCCCTAAAGTGGAATTAAAATGGACAATCAAGCAGATACATCCTGAAACGTCTGCAGGTCCTCGTGACCTATACATCAACATTAGTCGAGCACAAGCAGAAGCTCTGGAGTCTGGTAAGTCTCCATCTATGCATGCTAAGACTGACCTTGGTCGGCTAACCCGACAATGTTCAGACGCTGGACTACCGAACCCCGGCAGTTCTGATCTCGTTGGTAAGGTTGTTGTGGTCGCTTCTTTCACGGAGGAATTCCGTGGACGAACTGAGCGCAAGTATGATATACTGGCAACAGTAGGTGATGTTGAGGACTTTGACCTTGAGCGTGGCGTAGCTATCGTTCAAGATGAAGCTCTTGCATCCAAGCAGCAGGTATCTGCAGCTTACTAGGTAACTAGTAAAACTCCTCTGACAAAGGGGTTGCCAATCTACAGCATATGTGTTACAATATATGTATAGGATTGGTAGCCTCTTTAGAGATTATCAAGGATTACTAACTCTCATACTTACATGATACCCAATCATATGAGACAAGGTTTAAGGTGACGCGAAGGGGGAACTCGCTGAATAAGTCCTTATGTGAGCAATCATATTCTTGGTAATTTCTAAAGAGCCTACCAATTAAAAATTTATGACAACATTATCTTATAGTGGGTTATCATTATTCTCTGAGTGTCCAGAAAGATTTAAGCGTGAGAAGCTATCTAATCTAATACTTGAGAGAGAAGCTACACAGTATACTGTGCGTGGAACTATCGTCCACAAATTCATGGAAGACATTATCAACATACAAATTGAATCAGGTGAATGGCCTGATACGTATACCGCTGTTGACCACATGGAAAACTTATGGAACAATGGTTTCGACGAGAACGGTAAGAACATATTAGATACTTGCACATGGCAAAATGATTTCATAGAAAAGTCTATGGAAGATTCTGTCTCTCTCGTACCAATCATGTACGATGAGCTGTTCCCCTTCCTCACTAATCCAATTGCAACTGAGAAACATATTGAGCATCCGATTGATGCTAAGTACACGCTGCATGGATATATAGATTACATAGGGGAACCTAATACAATAATAGACTGGAAGACTAAGACCAGTCCAATGAATACTAAGTGGCTTGAACAAGACTTACAAGCTACTGTGTATGCTGCACTAAGCGGATGGGATAAAGTAAATGTCCACTTCGTACAGTTTATATACTTAAAAACAAAAGCTCCACGTATTGAGTGGGGCAGCACAACTAGAGATAGGAGGCATACTGATTGGTTATTAAATGAAATGATCCCACCAGTGATCCGTTCTCTAGAGGCTGATATCACTCCACCTACCCCTGGATGGTGGTGTACTAACTGCCCATTACCCTGTGATGCATTACCTAATGTGTCCGTCAATGTAGAAAGTTTGAGTTATGTATAAAGAAACAATATTAATAGTAGGTCCAGACAGCTCTGGTAAATCCTCATCTCTGTTAGATATAGCAGAAAAGCATCCCGGTTCTAAGGTCTTCATGATTGACCTAGAAAATAAACTTGGCAAACTGTTAGATGGTTTGTTCCCTGACCTTGAGATAGAGGTAGAGGGTTGTTTGAATTGGGATCAGTTAGCTGACTCATTTAACAAAGCAAAGCAGGTACTTAAGGCAGGTGACTGGCTCATGATTGATGGGCTAGATAAGGCTTGGGACTTAGTACAGGCTGACTATGAGATGAAGGTCAATGGTATTACACTCTCTAATAGAGTGGAAGAACTACGTCTAGGTACCTCAGCACCCGGTATTGACAAGTGGGGTTGGTGTAAGACTAAGCACAACAAAGACTTCTTGGATGTAGCTACTGGTCGTGCACCGTTTCATGTAGCTGCTACAGCATGGGCACACCCTGTAAGTATAGAAGGTGTTGGTCAAGATAAAGATATAACAGTACAAGAAACCACAGCTATGTGGCAACAGGCTGGCTTTAAACCCGGCGGTGAGAAACGTAATACACAACGCTTCGATACTGTGTTCGCACTCAATCTTAAGATGGCTCCGGTTAGTTACCAGATAGCCACAATGAAAGATAAGGTACGTCCGTACCTCGGTAACAATAAGTCAAGCCTCTGGACTAAGTTCGATATAGAGGACGGCTTATGGAATACCTATGTCGATGCTTGTGAAACAGAGAAAGAAAATGGAGGGCGAGTTATACTACCCGCATAGTCAATGCTAACCATAGACTCACGAGAACAGGGATCTATACAACTTGTTCAAGAAGCTTTCAAGGCTTCTAAGATTCCTGTCTCAGTTGAGAAACTAGACTATGGTGATTATCGCATGGATATAACTCAGGATGATGGTACACCCCGTACCATACTAGTAGAAAGAAAAACTCCTACAGACTTCATCTCTTCAACAAACCCTACTATGAGAGATCCCGGTAGTAAGATAGCCCGTCAATTGAATGGCTGTCTTGACACGGATGCTGACGTAGTAGTACTGTTGGTGGATGGTTACTATCAGTGGATGAAGGGTGGTAAGATTAAGACTAAGAAGATTAATCTACAACACTCACCGGATGCGTTTGTATCTAAGCTCAGAACGATACAGTCTCATTCAATTAGGGTAGAGTACAATCCTAGTGATTGGTACCTACCCTTTCATCTACTAAGTTTGTATAAGTATGAAAGTAGAAGCGAGCATAATACTTTGGCCTTGTCTCCAAAGCCGTTTGCTGTTCCCCCTAGATCACAATCTAAGTGGACAGTTCTTATGGGTATGAGAGGTGTAGGTCCTAAGATGGCTCAACAACTTCTCACAGAATTTGGTAGTATAAAGAAGCTAGCAAACTCTGATAAAGGAACACTCATGGCAGTTAAAGGCGTGGGAGAAAAGACGGCAGAAGAAATATTATGGTATCTCAATTAATAGTAGAAGACGAAACAGGACAAAGATGGGTAATAGACCCAACAGATTCTATGTATGAATCGTTAGCCAGCCTACCAGATAGTCTTATCAAAGTACCAAGGTCGTTACTTATTGATGGGTTTGAAAGCCCTACAATGAATACAGCCTTACTCGATCAGAACGACGTACTTAATGATGATAAGATAGGAGAAGTAATTAAGACTCATGTATATAATTACTTACTAAAAAATGGTAAAGAAACTAACAAAAGAAGACTTCCTTCCCAGTTCCTCCTTCATGTGGAAGGACGGGTCGAAGGAAAATTACAACCATCCACCCCTACTTAATATACAGATAGCAGATGATATCGAACCTCATGATGGGGTGATCTCAATTGTATTTGTAGAATCAGGAGAGGTTGACTTCTCTATTGAATCATTAGAGGTAGAACCTTTTATGTTATTTCTACTTAAAACTCTTGCAGAAAGCCCTCATCTTATGATGCATGTATCAGCTACGTATGCTAGGATACATGATTACATAAGTAAAAATGATTATAAATATATAATTGCACTTAGCCCTAACCAAGACTTAGGTAACTGTCACCCTATGGAACCGGCAAATGATCTAGTAGAACTTCAAGCTCTATTTGAACAAAAGGTTGAGTTACTTAAAAGAGGTGGGCTTAACGAACTACACTTAGAAGATGAACCAGTATTTAATATCGAAGGAGATATACAATTTTTAATATCGACAACCAAGTTTTATGGAGATCCTCCAGAGGGTCCAAATCAACTGAATCTACAGGACTTGATAAACTAGACATCAGTAAAGAAGATTGGAAAAAGTTTCAAGACCTTACAGATTATATCGCAGATGCGATGGGACTAGAACCTCAATGGACAATCAGTGTGGTACTGCCTACCAAACCAGAAAGAGATAAGAGAGTAGAAGCTACTACTTCCTGGATACCCCACTACCGTGATGCTACTATCATTATTAAACCAGGTCTAGTTACTGACAGAGAACGGTACACTAGGACAATAATACATGAGCTATTTCATGTACGTATGGCTGATATACATGATTGGATCATTGAACAAACCCCATCATCACGACGTAATGAAGCTATAAATGTAATAGAAAGATGTGTAAGTGAGGTAACTAACTTATACTTAGATAGTTTTATAAGTGTACATGAAAAAGAATTGCGTAAATTCTACTAATTTAATACTACCGAAACATTCCCGAAACATAATGGAAACAATTAACTGATATAATTAGTATATCAGTATTTTCCCACTGAATCTCTAGCAAATTTTATACATCCAAGGAGGATGCAATGGATACCTTTGTCCTTAATCAAACATTTTTAGACACATATAAAGAATTACAACCTGATTTTGGGTGGAGTGGACTAGGTGAAGTGGTGTTCTTTAGGACGTATTCACGTTCTGATAACCCTAAAACAAACGGCATGGAGAAATGGCACGACGTATGTGAGCGTGTCATCAATGGTATGTATCAAGTACAACAAGATCACATGCCCTCTCAGTCATGGAACTCTGATAAAGCACAGCGTTCAGCACAAGAAGCATTCGACTTAATGTTTAGGATGAAGTGGTCACCTCCCGGGCGTGGCTTATGGATGATGGGTACTGACTTTGTAATGAACAGAGGAGTATCTGAGTGTCTACAGAACTGTGCATTCATCTCTTCTAAGTATCTTAACAAAGAAAAAGGTTCCTTCTTCTCTTGGATAATGCATATGAGTATGCTAGGGGTAGGGGTTGGGTTTGATACAGATGGTAGAGATAACGTACACGTAACTAAACCTGCAAACACTATAGCTATTATAGAAATTCCTGACACAAGAGAAGGGTGGGTTAAGTCAGTTGAACTACTAATTAATTCATATATATCATCAGCACGTATGGCTACAATTGAATTTGATTACAATAAGATACGAGCTAAAGGGGAACCTATCAATGGATTTGGTGGGGTTGCTAGCGGCCCTGACCCTCTTAGGCAGCTACATCATTCTGTCCGAGCCGTACTTGATAACTGTGTTGGTAGAAAGCTAGGCACTAAAGAGATTGTTGACATAGCAAACATGATTGGACGCTGTGTTATAGCAGGTAATGTCCGACGCTCTGCTGAGATAGCCTTCGGTCAAGAAGATGATGAAACCTTTATCGACCTCAAGGATTACAACAAGTACCCTGAGCGTATTGATTATGGTTGGGCATCTAACAACAGTGTGTTCATAACACCTGAGTCAGACGTTAGCAGATTAGCTGAACGTACATGGCATAATGGTGAGCCGGGATTTGCTTGGTTAGATAATGTACACAACTATGGACGAATGAATGGTATAATAGATACAACAGACGAACATGCGCTAGGCTTTAATCCATGTGGTGAGCAGCCTTTAGGACACAAAGAGATGTGTACGCTAGTTGAAATCTACTTACCTCACATAAAGAGTAAGGAAGAATTCAGAAGAGTTATCAAGTTTGCATACCTATATGGTAAGACTGTTACCCTCGCCTCAAACAATATAGAAGATGAAACCTCTAGAGAAATCATGGGGAATAATCGACGTATTGGCCTATCACTTACAGGTATTACACAATTTGTGGGGGAACATGGTAGAGAAGTACTTAAGGACTGGATGGACCATGGCTATCACTGGAGTGGTGACTATGACAGAATATACTCACAGTGGTTTAATGTACCCACCAGCATCCGTAGGACCTCAGTAAAGCCTAGTGGTACAGTGTCCCTAGTAGCCGGTGTAACACCCGGTATACATTATAATGTTGAAGGGCGCTTTCATATTAGACGTGTCACACTAGCTGACAATAGTCCTCTAGTAGATAGATTACAAGCGGCAGGGTATCATATAGAACCTGCTGTCATTGACCCTACTAACTCTGTGGTAGTTGAGTTCCCTGTAGATGCAGGTGTAGGTGTGCGTTCTGAATCAGACGTAGAGCCTATGGAACACCTAGAGTTGATAGCTGACGTAGCTAGATTCTGGGCAGACAATGCTGTAAGTGCTACTGTTAAGTTTGATAAAGAAGAATACGGACCAGAACAACTGGCCGATATGATTAACTGGAGTAAGGATAAGGTAAAGGATATAGCGTTCCTGCCTCTTAGTCCTACTGGTACATACCAACAAGCTCCCTACGAAGGCATTACCGAAGAGGTATACAACGCTAAGAAACAAAACCTACAACCACTAGCACTATCTGTTATTGGTGATGGCGACAAACAAGCTGACCTATACTGTGATGGCGACGCTTGTGCAATATAAGGAGGGGATCCACTTATCTAATGTTTGAAATAAGTATAAAAGAATACCAAAAACTCTTGGCAGGTAAACCAAGGGACATGCACTTCGGAGCATGGATATCACGAATGAATAGAAAGGCGTTGTATGAACGTAGAGGACCCATCCACCCAATTATCTGATATAGAAAATAGGATTAAAGCCTGTCGCCAGTGTGGTCTACATAACAATAGAACATTTGGTGTAGCAGGGGAAGGTCCAGTAAACGCTGACATTGTTGTGATAGGAGAGGCACCGGGAGATCAAGAGAATCGCACAGGTAAACCCTTCATTGGTTATTCTGGGCAACTCCTGACACAACTACTACAAAACGCAGGGTACTCACGAGCTGACACATACATAACTAATATGGTTAAGTGTTGGGTAGGTGATGGAAACCCTGACCCTAAACAGACTGAGATTGACACATGTGCACCATGGTTAGATCAACAATTACAACTTATAAAACCAAAGGGTGTTATTACTTTCGGTAGGTTCTCTACCAATAAGTTTATAGAGTTTCCAAACAAAGGTGGAATAGGACAGATACAGGGGCACATACGTCGGGCTTGGTGGGACTCCACACATCCGACATATATAATGCCCCTATATCATCCTGCTTATTTAGCTCGTTCCCGTGATGAAATACCAAACACTACTTCGCACTTAGTAAAGTTCCGAGAACTTATAGACGACTTAATATGGTAAGGCTCGATTAGTCTGTATCCAATGGAGTAACAGACTCTTTCCATAGTTTATCATCATAAAAATCTAGCTCTTGCTTCAGACGTTTAATCTCTGCGTTTGCAACATCAAGTTGATGTTCTACCAAACGACGCTGCAAGCATACTTCTCCATATGCAAGAATCATTTCATCTGATGAAATGTTTATCTCACTCATGTTACGAGATTATACTTCCTGACTTGTCACCAGAATGCTGTGCTACGTAAGTCTTTACGACTGACAGTACGGCTGCAACACCAGCTGCTGCCCCTGCTTTCATAGGTTCAACATCCATACCTACTAGTGGTCCCGCTGCGACAATACCCAAAAATGCTTGGATAAATGTCATCGCACAGCGTTCCCCCAAATCCTTCAAATTCGATTCCTTAAACATTTGTACCTCCTACAGTACTATCTGCATATCCATAGACGAATTCTCCGTCTTGATATCTATCTTTATTCCGCCTAGTGCGGCGGGGGTCATCATACCTTTCTCTACATATGTGTCAGAGTCTTGCATATAACCCTTCAGCCAGCTGCCAGTACACGCAAGTATCACATCTTTATGAGATAGCTTTTGATTATCGGCATATAACTTTTGTACTTTGGTTGCTACTTTTTTATGGTGATGCCCGATTAAATATATATCTGCATCAAAAGAATGTAGCATCTTTTCTAATTGTGTAAGTGGTCCACCTATCGCAGAGCCACCGCCCTTACCGTGATGTAGCCATATAGAACACTTTTGTTTTTTGGGTAGTTTCATGGTAACGATACCTGAAGTGCCTAGGAATTCACATCCTAGATATTCTGCAAGTTCCTTATCTGTTGTCGTACCATCTGCGTACTCCCAATAGTGGTGTCCTTCTACAAGCCCTAACCATTTACCTCTTGTCGGTTTCAGTATATCTTTTACAACTTCTAAGAACTCTCTTGACTTTGTATCCAAGGCTTCCTGGATAGTGTCATATAGATTTCCTTTCTTTATATCAGCGATGATACTGTTCCTGTTTGATGGGCTACCTAAATCAATATAATCCCCAGTACCTATAAACATCGGATTTTTATGCGACATCGCATAGTCTACCCAACGCTGGAATCCATTGATATCACATGCAGGTGGCCCATATTGTACGTCCCCTATGGGAAATAGCTGAATATCTTTTTCAGCTTTCAATGTGACTAGTTTCATGCTATAATTATACCATATATAAAAAACTTTTTCAAGGAGCTTGATGTTAAAGGTTGAATTCCTAGATACAGTAGAAGGACCCTGTGTTTTTTGTGGAACATTACCTGAAGAGACATCTATTAGAATCTCAAAAGGCCATGATGACGATCAAGCCACTGCAATTTGTAGTGAAGATTGCATGGATATATTTGTAAAACTATCTGATAATGACAAGGTACCTGTAGATTGGATGGGGTCACACTATGAATCGTTTATTAACCAAGATAATAAGGTGGAACTCGGCTCGATTAAAGACGACTAGTCGAATGAATTATCGTCTTCTTTTCGTGCCCATGTTTCTAATTTGTCTAGCCTCTGTTCTATGGTGGCTAATCTCTCGTCACAATTACAAGCTACTGGATCAGTATCTGAATGACTGGACTCTCCCAGAATTAGACTAAGCAGAGTATCTCTACTCCATGCAGGACCGGGATCATTAGCACGACTAACAGCATCAGTTTCATAGTGTCCTATAACCGTCTGGTCACTAGCTTCAAGCCCTAGTTCCCCCAGTACCCACTGATGTATCTTAGCTGAGGCTTGCATCATAGCTTCAGGCCACTCATCTTCGTATATAAAGTCATACCCATAGCCGGGATCTACACTGAATCCTTCATGCTCTATACCCACAGTATACTTATTTGGGTTACCTCCGGGAAAAGACTTCCATGATTCTTTAGCTGTACGACCAGCATGCCACGCAGGTGAGTATATACTCACTGTCTGTGTGATGTTACCTTCTCTATCTACAATAAAGTGCGCGGACTTCTGTACACTATTAGTCTCGGCCCACTCAATCATAGTTCTAGCGTAGCCTTGCATGATGTGGTTAACTACAGCTATTGGTTTCATAGTGTTAGGGGGAACATCAGCGTACCCGTACTGTGTTGTGCCTATGTGGTTTACATCCGGCATCCAACCGCGAGCACTACCGTATTGATTTAACATAATTCCTCCTAGTTTGGTAACTTTTGTCCTAATATATTCAGTAAAAAGTTTTCAACGTACTCATCGCTTATGTATATGTCTCTTTCCCATATCTCATGATAAGCGTATCCGACTCTTTGTACCGCTAAACTTCTTTCTAAATCTGATTCTTTTTCATATGCTTGATGCCAGTAATTTCCTAAAATTTCTAATGCTATATAAGGAGATCTATCTACTATTAAAAAGTCTATAACAAACCCTCCAATAAGATTCCTCCCTCCACGTTCTTCTCTCTGAAAGATAAACTGTGAAGTTCCTCTATATATCTCCTGTAGCTTCTTATAAATAATTCTTTCAGGAAGCGTAGCATTGTATAGAGTACCTTCTTTAGGGGCAGCTCTCATCTCAAGTTCATCAACTCCGAATTCAATTGCTTTTCTACGTCGATCTCTTATGACTGTCTCAGTATTTGTACGTATATACTTACGAGGAAATTTTGCTAATTGAGAAGCTTGTCTCTTACCTCTAAGACCTTTTATAGATTTAATACCACCCACTATGATACCTCTCTTAGTGCTATAGATACCTCACTATCAAAGCTTGTAGTACTCTCTTTAACCTCTGGATATCGTAATGATTCAGACATACCTGTAATGTATACCTGATACCCAGATTGTCGTACACTCTCAGAGTTATGAGGTGTACCTAACCATTTACAGCGTAGCTGATCTCCATCAACATAGTCATAGTTTGTTTGTTTCAAGTTGTTAGGTCCATTGTTAGAGAACTCTACTGTATCAACATAGAAGGCTGTAGCACTATCTGCATCTGCTGACTTACGTATAATTCTAAAGGTATAGTTAGCTGCCGCAGGAACAGTCTCAGCAAACAACGTTTTCCTTACCCATCTAGTATGGTTAGCTAGGTATATATCTCCAAACTCACCAGAAGCAGTCATTGAATTGAACTCTACCTCTGCAAATATTGAGCTATCTGAAGTCTTTACTACTTGTAAGTACACACTATCCGCACCATCTGGTACCCATATGTTTGCACCTGCAAACACATTGTCATACTTGAGAAGATCAAATGTTCCTATATTACAAATTGCATCTCCTGTTGCTGAATCTGGTTCTAGCTTTAAGGATCTAAATCCATGCGCTCTATAAGCTGAAGTTGTGGATATTGCATCTGCATCAGCGAACCCACCACCACTAGTGTACCCACTAGGAGCAGATCCTTCAATTCCAACTAGGCTCTCCATAGATGGATTAGTCACTTTGTTTTTAATCTGGTGTAGCTCAGTACCATCATGAAGTATAATAGGTATCTTCTGATCACGAAGTGAATATAAGTATTGTCGAAGCTCAGCAGCAGGTCTGCTTACCTGTCTACGTTGTAAGTCTATAAGGTTATCATAACATTTAATAGTAAGATTCCAACCGTATCGAGAGTCAGGACGAACAACAAAGTGGTAACCCCATGACTTTAATATAGGAGTTTTTCTTGCAGCATCACTTCCAGTTGTTGCACGAGTTAGCGTAAACTTTAACCTAATCTTTTTTGCGTAGATAGATCTGTCAAGGTTTCCATTATCCGGGAAAGTAACACTTTGTATTGGAGATACTGTAATTAAATCATTATCTGAAGCACCAACAGTAGTAGACTGATGTAACTCAATCCAACCAGTATCGTCTGTTCCTATATCATCAACTTGATATTCAATTTTTATATTATTATTAGCCGTACCCAAGCCAACATCTTGAGCAGCTACCATAACATCAAAGAAAGTTTTTTCAACATCAGGTAATCCACCATCAAACCATGAAGTTATCAAGTATCCAGAATCCCTATATGCAATATTGTTTACTCCTGTGCTAGGGTTTATATCATCAATAAGATTAGAACCCCATCGGGATAGGTACATTCGTAGAATACGATCATTCTTTTCTACACCATCTTCAGTAGCATTAGTAACTGCTTCATTACCTATAATAATATTAGGGTAATTTTCATATCCAGAGTTCCCTTTTCGTCCTATAAATGCAACAAACCGTGTACGGTAATCTCCTGCTTCATGTGTAGTAGACTCCCATTCATTTGTAGAGTAAATAGGATGCCAACCAGACCCGTTCCATAGCATAACTCGTGATTCTTGTCCAGAACCACCAGTTATATCTCCACCAGTATCTACTGCAGCAATAAGATTCTCTCCGTCATTAGCAAGAGACCTTACAACACCAACAACACCAGATGCAAATGATCTTGGCTCTGTATTTATGTCTGTAGGTAGACCTGAATCGAATACAGACATTTGTTGGTATGCATTACGGTCTGGGTTAGCTCCTTTATCAGGACCCATGTATGTAATAGTTGACCCATCCCATTTACCAAGGGTTCTATCTTGACTAAAGTAAAGATCTCCACCAAAACTTGTCATAGCGATCCCATTAAATTCACTGATGTTATGAGTTAAGTCTATAACTTTTTCAACTTGCCATACTTCAGTGGCTGTGTCTTGTGCTGAGTTGAAGATTCGGTATATGCCATCATATTTTCCAATCCAAAGCGCACTTTTATGAACTACCATTCCATTAATAGGATAAATAGAATCACCAATAGTCCCATCATTCATTCCATTTGGAGCTGTCCATGTAGCACTACCATCAGAATGAGGATCTGCTGAGTAATATACTTCATTTACGTTATCTGATCTCCATAGCTTACCGTTAAAGGATGCAAGGAACTTAGCGGGGACCCCGTTATCTGCATGTGTAGCTAAATCTGAATTAAATCTTCTCATGTTGACAGATTCACCCTGTGCAATGTACAAGTTTTTGTTTGTAGTTGCACCAAACTCTTGTAAGTCTGATGGAAGATGTGCGTCATTTGTACTCATACCAGCTGTTGCAGCCGATTTAAGCCACTTATCTTGAGCCTCACTCCAGTACCATAGCTTGTTATCATCACCATCATCACCTACTTGTAGTAAATAAGAGATACCTTGGAATTCTGCATGTGCAACAATAAATCCGTCTGAATCAGGAAATGCACTACTGCCATCTGAGTTATTAGAAAATATATCAGATGTACTTTCTTGATTTATATAAGGTCCAAGAGTTAACTGGTTTGGTTGAAGTGTCCAAAGACCTTCTGATTTATAGAACTTTGCTCTATCAGAAAACTCACTTTCACCAAACCCATGATGGTAGCTTTTTTGACCAAACGTATCTCGCTCAGAAAAGTCTGTATGTTGTCTCTGTTCAGACCCAATAGAAATACGTGGTATTGCAGAGGTAATATCTGAACGAGTTGGAACACCTGCAGTCATAAGACCTATATTATCTAGTACGATATTGTGTGTAACTCCTGCTTGGTCATTTGTACCAACAGGAGAAGTGTATGTGACTGAAGCTGCACCATATAGAAATTCACCAAATATGGACATTAACTACCCCCTTACGCCTCGTTTCCTGTAACGCATGGGTCTAGACCTATTAC